GCCTGCTCCACCGGCGGCGAAGAAGCCCCCCGCCCTAACGGACATGGAACTCATTCTGGCACCCGCCGCACGCTCCATGACATGGGGTAAAGCAGCGCCGAAAGCCACCACGATACCAGCGGTTACCAAACCGGGAGCGAAATTGCCCCCAAGCCCTGGCGGATCGGTCGCAACACCGGCAACGCGGACTCCCACTGGCAAGGCAGCTACTGCGGCAAAGAAGTAAGTTGAGCAAGTTACTAATGATTTCAGATTTCTCTGGCCGTTGGGGCGTGAGGTGGTATCGGTTGAGCGTCCTTCATCTCAGGCCGGACAACAGATTTCAGGATTGTTCTTCAGACATCCAGAAAAGCCCGTTCCCCTTCGGCCTGAGAACTTCCGGGGGACGGGCTTTATTATGATTGAAATACAAAAGCTTAGAGAGACTTTCTCTTATGATCCATTCACTGGATTCCTATTCAGGAAGGGCAAAAAAGCAGGGACCATTACCAATAAAGGATACGTTCACGTACATTTCGACGGAAGATCAAGGATTGCCCATCGCCTCATTTGGGCACACTGGCATGGGTTCGAGTCAAAGCTACAAATCGATCACATAAACGGGAACAGATCGGACAATCGGATTGAAAACCTAAGAGAGGCTACACCTTCAGAGAACGCCTACAATCGGTCAAAGGTGTGGGGAAAATCAGGATTTAAGGGAGTATTCAAGCATAATGGAGGATTTAGAGCGGAGGTCTGGAAGCAAGGAAAGCGCGAGTTCTCTCAAGTATTTCAAAATGCTGAAGAGGCTTTTGAAGCAGCATGCAAATTTAGAGGGAAATTACATGGAGAGTTCGCAAACTTTGGCTTCACTCCTGAAGAGGCCCCTCGCCCCACTCCGGCAGCAACAGGTCCAGCAACTCCGTGAATGCGTCGATCTTACCCGACTGGCGCATCACGGTGAATGGCTCCTGCTTTGATCCCAGATCACGAATGGCCTGCTCGCGCATCTTGCCAAGTTCTCCGAAAAGCACCCGGTAGTGGTCGGAATGCTTCAGGTATTCGAGGGCGTTTCGAATGGCGTCGTCTTCGGTCATGGAGATTATTGCTGTGCGGATGGTCCGGTATTGGTTCCTTGAAACTGGGCAGGAGCGGTGCCGAGCCTCCCAATCGTGGCGTTCTGGGCCTGATCGATCTGCATCTGATACTGCCCCACGTATTTCTGGAGGCGCTCTTGCAGCGGCTGGTTGCTTTGGATCTGCTGAGCAACGTCTGGCTGCTGAGCCCATCGCTGGATGGCCTGCATCGCGACCTGAGCGACGGTCGGTTGTGCGCCGACTTCGACGCCGCTGTAAATCTTCGTGAGGTCATCGGTAACAGACCGGACCATATTGGCCTGCGCCGCGTCTGGAGGCTGCACCACGTAGGAGGCAATCGCCGGGTCAATGGCATAAGCCATCATCTCGACCAGCTTGCCCACATCGATCCGACCTTGGTGGTCCATCGGCACGAGCGACGTAAACGAAACCAGCTTCTTTTCGGAGGTCTCCGGATCGGTGTTCTGTGCGTCGAATTGAACGGTGATCGTGTAATCCTCGTTCGGATCGCCCTTGGTCATCTGCTGCTGGCCCGGAGTTCCAGTGACCTGAAAGAAGACCTCATCCGGACCGAAGCGCTGGAACATCTTGAAGGACATCGCCAGCGCCTTGCAGGCATGATCCAGAGCCTTGTTGATGAAGTATTGCTGACGGACCGCGTAAGATGGCTTCTCGGGATCGAGTCCTAAGATGTCATCGGCCTGCTTGAGCATCGTTTGCTCGACCTCGATCGAGGCCGGATCGAACTTAGGAATATCAGCGTAACGCGTTTCCCCCTGCCTGCGGTAGCCGATCCATGCGCCGGGCCCCCATCGGGAAGGCGGCTTGCCAACCGGGTGCTCCAGAGGCGGGTTTGTGGACAGGCTGGCCCTATCAATCCGGCTGTCGCGCTCGGTCTTCACCTGGAACTGTGCACCCCGGAGCATCATCGGCACCGTCTGCACGTCGTAGAGCCTCTTGCGGGCCTGTGAGAGCTTCGTAACGATGAACGGGTAATCGTCCATCCCCGAGATCAGCTCGTGCGTTGCATAGGCCGGGGCATCGCTGCCATTGCCGGTATAACTCGGCTGGAAAACGGTCAGGTAAATGCCCTCGCCGCCGTCCTCCTCGTCAATCAGGCGCTGATAGCAGTAAACCACGGTGACAAGCTGATCGTCCTGAGTCAGTAGGTCGTTACGCCAGTTAACGCCGCTGGCACTCGTCTGGTTGTAGGTCGGATTCTCAAGGTCCATGTCGAGGCCGCGGCACTTGTCGATCACGTAATCCGCCCACTCGGAATTCCACCCTTCTCCGGAGACCTTTTTGCGAATCTCCTGAGCGGTCATCGGCACGCGATAGAACACGTAGGGAGCTCGCTGGATGTCCATGGTGTAGGGCGGGAAAAGAACGTCCCCGTCAGGAAGGCATGAGCGCACGTCGGGCCGGTCAACCTGCGGCTTACTGAAGGGAATGTCCGCCGCCCTCTTGTTGCGAAGATCCCGCAAAGCCTTCTTGGCCCGCTTCATCGTCAGGCCGATGCCGAACTGGTTGGTGAGCATGGTCGCCAGCATGTCGTCATTGGCCGGATCGGCGATCATGTTGGCCATCTCAGGAACCGCTTGGGCGATCTCATCCATCGTCAGGGTTTGCAGCATCGAACGCATTTCCCTCGACCACCCGACGTATGATACGGCGATGCCCTTCTCCAGCAGGTGGTTAAAGTCCTGCTCCATGGTCTCCATGAAGTTTTTGATGTAGCTGGAGGACATCCACTTCAGGAACGTGCTGACGGTGGAGGCTCTCGCCAGATCCTGAGTATTGACCCCGTAGGCCCGAATGTGAGCCTTGGAGAGCGCATTAAGCATACTCGTAAGTAGCGCCTGAATCCGCTCCTCAATCACAAGCGCCTCAGTGTCGGAAGCGTTCTCCCACGGAAAAGCCTTGGGGCCGTGCTTGCGCAGATCCCACGTCTTGCCCGGCCATGCGTTCATCCGGTATTCGAAGGATCGCCAGCACATTTCCCGGTAAGCCGAAGTGTCAGCCACAGCCTCCTGAAAATACTTCTGAAGCTCGGCAATGTCCGGCTCCCCGGTGAAGATCATGTCCTCGTCGTCGATCTGGTCGGAAAGAGTCATCATCGCAGGGCGCAGGCGTAGGTTCCGGGAGAGGTTTCAGTGACTTCAACAATCTTTCCGATGACCTTCTTGGCGACGCCACGGCGGACAGCCACGGGCACCTTCTGGCCATTAAGATCGCCCATTACCCATCGATCGTTGCGAGCAGCCTTCACGATCTTCATGCGGGTTACGGGTTCTCGGGATGGCTCCGCAGGCTCCTCGGCAGTTGTTTCCGTTTGGGAAATAGCTGAGGGCTCTGGAATGAGCGGTTCAACCCCACGGACGGTGCAAAAGCTCAGGTAGGCCGGTCGGGAGATGAAGATCGCCCGGACCTTCTGATGCCAGTCATCGCCCGGTTTGAGGTTCTCGCCTCGCCACTTCGGAAAGTCGCCCGGCTTGAGCTTGTGCTCCTTCTCGATCTCGGATTGGCGATGCCAGTGCATGAGCGTCATTAATGTAAATTGGTTGCGATGTCAGCCGTTAATATCCTCCCACCTCGCGAGTGACGTTGGATGCCCCGGCGGGAAAGTAGTCGATGTCAGCGCAGGCCGCATAGCGAAGGCAGTCGATCGGGTCCTTCCACGCCTCGTCTTTGCCGTCATCGCCCGTATAATTGCCCATGGCGGCAATCAGGTTCTCGCAGTCTTCGGTGATGTAGAAAAACGGCCGGTTGGCAGCATCGATTTCACGGCTCATGTCGTAGGCCATCTTGTCGAGGAGCTTCTGAATCCCGTATTCGATCCGGTCTCCGGGAGCGGGGATGCAACTCATGTCGCAATCCTCCATGTCCTGAATGATCGAGCTTTCCCCGTCCGGCGCAGAGTAGATGGCCGCCCCCAAGCGCGGATCGATCAGGCGCTCAAAGATGTCCTCTCCGTGCACGAGGATATTTCCCTCATGGTCTTCTTCACGGCCCTCTTGGGTGTAAATCAAATCAACGTAGTCACGGATGCCCATGCCCATGCCCTTTGCTCCGGGCCCTGGAATCCACTTGCCGTTTTTCCCATTCTCAGCCCACTCGCCAATGTTGACCCCGGGCCACTCACGATAAACCCACCACGTTCCTGACGCGTCCACCGCAACCCATGCGATGAACCAGTTCTTCCGGCCTCCTGGATCGATGATGCAATATCGGGTGACATCCTTCGGAACGGCCTCGGCTTTGACCACGTTGACGGCGGTCGAAAACTTCGGAAACTTGCTCGAATACGACTTAGTGGGGACGCCATAGGCGCGGATCAGGATCTTTTCCCGTGGCTCGTTGGCGAGGTCACGGGCAATGCGCTCATACCCTCCGAAGGGGTTGTCCTGAGAGTGGAAGTAGTGGATGGCCGCCCCCCGCTTCTTGCTCCTCTGAACGTAGGGCACTCGCTCGCCGTTGAGCAGCGGAGCATTTCTCCACTCGGTGGTTTTGGCTCCTTCCAGATACTCGCGCACGACTTCCGTCCAGCCATCTACCGGCGTGAAGGTCACTAGCATTTTGCTGTTACGGGTCGCCAGACGGAACCGCATCGTGTCGATTAGCTCGTTCCCCAGCAAATACTCATCCAGCCATACGCCGACGTTGATCCATTTGGGCATCTTGCTCCCCAACTCGGCACCTTCAATGATGGTGTTGTCGTTCTGGAACTGAGAGTAGGTCTTAAAGATGATGTGGGACTTGTTCGGTAGGATCAGGCTGCTATCGCTGAACCCGTTCTTCTGGGTATAGCTGATGTAGGTTGTCGTGCTGGTGGTCTTCTCCCGGAGTTCAGGGGGAAGCCAATAGTAAATGGCAAATTGCTGCTGACGGATGGAAACTTCGGCATTCTGCGCAAAGCAGAATATTGTGGATTCAGGATTTTCCAGAGCAGCCTTTATCACGGTCCTTGCCGCGAACGACGTCTTGGCGCTCCGGTTCCCGCCCAAAATCAAAGCCTCGTCACACTCCTTTAGATCATCCTCCACCAGTTTCCACCGTGGGATGTAGTGCCCATATCGGTAGGGATCGTTAATGGCATTGGCGACGCTCTCGTTGTGGTAGTTGAACCACTCGATTAGCTCGTCCGGAGAAAGGAGCAGCATCTCCTCTTCCGTGGGAGGTTTGATGACCTCGTGCTGTGCCCATGCCAGTTCCATTACGCGTTGGTTTCGATGATCTCGGCGTCCGTTGCCTTCTCGCGCATGCGGTCCGCCAGCTTCTTGCGCAAGCCTTCCTGATAGGCCATGGCATCGTCGATCGAAGGCCCGGAACGATGTTCGATGACGGTAACGCCTCCGGTATTGGCGGCGATGCTTTTGTCCACAGCGATGCCAGTAACTAGAGCTATGTCCCGGATTTGAACTTCTCGCATCTGATCCGGGTTGTTGTTGATCTGCTGAAGTTTTTCCGTGAGCATTTCCATGGAAAGCTTGGCCACCTGCCCGGCAGTCATGGCGATCTCTTTGTGCAGTTCATGGATGGTGTCCCCGTGGGTTCGATACAGCCGAATCTGTTGCTCAAAGCTGGTGCCGGTCGCGTCGTAGACCTCACGCATGGAGCATCCATCGGCCTTCATGCGCAGGACTTGGGCGACACGGGCTGGGTCTTTCTTCTCCAGAAGGTTGCCGTCACCTTCTCGGACACGGTCAACAACATCGCCCATGAAGGCGGCTAGGACTTTTTTACCGCGTGGCATTGTCTTGAGGGAATTCCGGCACCCCGTTGGGAAGCCAGTTGTTTTTCACGGGCTCGTAGCCGTAGAAGATGGGTGCCCGGCCTTGCAATCGGGTGGCGCTGCGGATCTCGTGAGCCTTAAAAGTCTTGTAGACTCCTGACTCGTAACTGCGGTGCATGCCCTGATCGATGAAGGTCGGATTGATGATGGCTTGATCCTTGGTGTGGAAGCCGAAAACGGTGTTGATGAAGTCCTTGTGAGCCTTCCAGTTGTCGCCGTATTTCTGCTGGTAGTAGGAATCCGTTCGATCTCCCTTGCTCTGGATCTCGGTGGAGTTGTGAACGTCCTCCATGATCTTGAGGATGTTCGAGCCGTATAGCTTCTGGCCCTTGGTTGTGTGGGCCAGTGCCTTCACGTTCTCTGACAACTGCTGCACGTCCATCATGTGAGTGAGAACGTTTCCGCCCTTCGTGACGGTTTGGGCAATCGGGATGACCTCTCTTAGCTCAACTGGCCGGTTTGGATTGAAGATCTTGGTCTTGCCCTTGGTGTCCCATGTTGGCTTGTAGGATACTAGAAACGTCTCGCCTGACTTGGCTCGGATCGCATCGTTCAGCATCCGCATCTTGCCTACTTCCTGCGGAGAGAAGGCCTTCGTGTCACGCATGGCGTCAATCGCCTCATCCGGGAGCGTTCCGGTAAAATCCTCATCCTTCTTGCCTGAAGGATTCATCTCAATCGGATCGCCGCCATCTACTTTCTCCTTGATGACCCTTAGGGCTTCTTTTCCAGCATCAGCCTTCGCCTTATCCTGATCTTCGGTGATTGGCTTGGCATTGCCGTTTTCGTCCCGAATGACATTGCCCTGCTCGTCCGTCTGGAAGACCGAGCCAGCCAAAGAGTCCTGAACCGCTGGCGATGACGTATCCAACTCCACCTTAACGGGCTTTTGCAGGGTTGGCTTTTGGGTGATTTCCCCAGTGGGGGAGGATGCGCTTGCCTTGGAGCGCATGCGCCGACCTCCAAATTCGTTCAGCATCTGCCGCACGATCTGCTTGGCTCCCGGAAGCTCTCGGATGCCGTCCGCCAGGATGCCGTTACCCGGAACCATGGAGCCCTGAGCATTGGTTGCGCCGCCTAGCTTGTAGAACATGTCCTTGAGGATCACGTCACGGCCAACCATGCGCGAAGCGAGGTTGCGAACGACCCGTTCCCCGGAAGATCTAGCGGCACGGGCCGAAAGCTCTCCGGAGCTTGCCATGCCCTTCAGATCGTCGGTAACGGCTTCCGTGAAATACTCGATGGCGGCACGCTGCGGGGTGAGGGGCGCAATCCCGTCAGCGGCTCCAGCCGCATTGTATTTGTCAATGAACGCCTGAAAGTTGGGGTCAAGCGTGCCATCCTTTGCTCGCAGAAATCCCCCGTGACCGGTTGTCGGGTCGCCAATCAGCGATGAAACAATCCCATCCTCCATCCCAGCCCGGACCGACAGGTAATGCTGAACCTCATGCGCCAGCATTGGCTCAAGAATCCGGTTGGAGTTCACGTTGATCGAAACCTTGTTTAGGTTCGGATCGTGGAAGCTCGCTCCATCCGGCTTCAGCTCGAAGTTCAAATCCGGGAACGCCGCCTGATAGGCTGACATCACGCGCCTGGTTCCGGGCGGAAGCTGGTCGAAAAGCGGGATCTGCTGATCGTGAAGATTGCGCCGGAAGTTGATCTCATCTCCGGCCATCTGAAATTGCTTGGCCTTAAGAGAGCCCTGAACCAAGGCTCCGGCCACAGCGCCAGTTCCCCCAAAAACGAAAGCATTCGCCAGCGCCTTGTTGAAGGTGCTGGGCGATAATTCTCCACCGTCCGACAAGACCTGTAGACCAGTTGCAACAGGCAGCGCCGATGCTGTGCCGCTGGCAAGCTTCAAGATCGGGTTCTTGCCACCCAAGGTAGCCGTGTCGATCAGATGCGAAGTCGCCCTAAGCAACGGGCTGGCGGTTGAGTTCTCCGCCACCCGCTGCCAGTAGGGAATGGTTCCACGGGCCTGAATCAGCTCGTCGCCAAGGATCTTGGAAGTATTAGCGATGCCCTTCAATAGAGGCCCGGAAGAAATCGCCGTTCTTACCGCAGCAGGAAGTAATCGACCTTCGGACAATCCGACGATCGAGCCGTAATCACCGAGCCTTTTCAGGCTGGAGCTAAGCCCACGGTCCAAGGCAATCAGTCCGTCTCCCAGCGCGTTGGCCGTGGATGAAACCACCTGAGCCGGGATCGCCCGCGCCTCACGAGCTGCTTGCAGCGCATCGAGGATCTTCTGGGAAGTTTGAGCGGAGCCTGCCATCTTTTGGGCTGTGGCGCTGGTGGCCTGAGCGGCCTTCTCCATGTCGGGAAGCGTGTCGGCAAGATCGGCAGCAGTCCCTGCCATCTTCTCGCCAAACGCCTTTACCGTGGCGGCACGTTCTAGGTTTCCAGCAGCGGCCAAATTCTGAAATTGAGAAGTAGCCAGTTCAGCCGCGCGGGAAGTGGTCGTGAATGTCGCACGGGCCTTGGCGGCATCGGCGGTTTCTTCTGTTGGATTCTTCAGCCATGCTTTTGCCGCCTCTATTGCCTTTCGCGGTCTATCGTCGTTCGGATATTGCTTTTCGTAGATACCAAGGACTTGTTCTGACGCGAAAACAGCCAACTTAACCGAGTCCTCTTTTGTCCAGTTCCATGCTTTATCTACCCTCATCTCTGACCAGCACTCTTTGTCTTCATCTTTTACAGACTCACCACGAACAGAAACTTTAGCCAGTATCTCTCCTTTTACATATCCTAGTGCTTGTAATGGGGTTTTGGAGGCATGAAAACCTTGCTCACAAATCTTGATATTATCCTCTTTGCGCCATGCTCCAACTTCCCAGTCTTTACTGTCGCCATTGTCACTCTTGAGACCAGTACGGAGAAACTTATAGAGAGTTTTCATCTTAGTAATCATTATCTACATCCAACTTGATACTGCTATCTCGCTCTACACATGGGGTGCAGTAAGGATAGCCCTCCGACCTCCAAGGGCAATCTCCTACTTGCTCACAGCGAGCACAGATACGAGCGACATGGTGGAGGCCAGCGATTACTGCGTCTCTCTTACCTCCTGCTATCTTAGCGGCCTTAGCGTGGAGCTTCTTGTCCTTCTTGGTGGCACGGATTGAGATTGATTCGTTTTGCATGGGTTATTTATCACTAAGACTCACACTGGGGCTGACACTACCCGTAGGCCCAAGTGGGCCAGTACAGCTGCTTGGACTCAAAGTGCGGCTCTGTTCCAGGATACGAGCTCTTTGTTTCTTGGTAAGCTTTACTTTCTTACTACTACTCGAACCTCCCAACAACCACGCTCCGAGAAAGAATGCTATGAATGGGTTCATGGAAAATTTATATTACTCCATCATCCTATCAAAACGCCATGGCATGTGCAATGGCAATCTGTGGATTACTTAAACAGCCTAACCCAGACCTCGATGTGACTCCATTGTAGATATAGTTGTTGGAACATAGAAATAAAAACCCCCATACAATGCCTAGGGGTGGGCTATGCCTCATCCATGCCAGGTAGTCCTCGTTGGAGCCTTGCAGTTGGGGCATCGTGTTTCTTTCAAGAGCTTTTCCATCTCCGCATCGTACTTCTGATCGGGAGGGAAATAACTCGTGTACCATCCGCAGTTACGGCACTGCACGAGGAAGTACTTCCACTGCCAGGTCATTCCTCACCTCCTTCTGTGTGAAGTCTGGTTCTGTATCGTACCCTCTTGGTGAGGGCTTTACTTCGACACTCCGACAGTCCTTCGCCAAAATAGCGAAGAACAAGACGGATACCGTGAACAGCGCAGTCTTCGTGACGGCATTGTATACGAACTCCAATGCTTCAACGATTCCTTTTATGCTCATCGGTTCTCCTTGGACCCTGGGGAAGTTCACGTCGTTTGTCACAACCGTTGCAGACCTGCTTTCCCTTGCCCAGATTTACCCAAACATGGATGCCGAGCATGCAACGCACCTCCTTGATGTTCACGATGGCTTCACCTCCTCCATCCCGAACGTATGCCAGAGAACATCGGCAACATTCAGAGAGACGTGACCATTGCACTGTGTACACTTCCCGACCAGTATGGCCATGTTCGGGTAGATTACTGCTCCAACCACATGGATTTGACCTCCACAGGGTTCGGGGCACTCGAAACGAATCGCTTTGTGAGTCATGGTACTCCTCTGACGACTACC